ATTTTGGTGCCTGGCTGGAAAAAAACGTGACACCACAGAAATACCGCAACACCGTGGAATATCTACAAGGTCAGAATCTGCAGGGCATGCAGACAGCCTTTGACATCTGGAATCTCTTGCACGATCTCAAGCGTGATCTGCAGCGACAACTGGACCAACAACAGCCCGGACAAGAAGGCTGGGTTCTGGCCACTCCAGCGGGTCGCGCCAAGCTGGTAAGCCGCCTGGCCGGCGGATTTGGCGCACGCAAATCCTGACACAGCGGCGTTTTTGGCATCTATGATATAAATATGTGTAGGGCAAAAGCCCACACATTAGGAGAATTAAAATGGCAATAGTAACGAAAGTTCATGGTGACTCACAACCAGTATTTCATATCGACGTGGCCGATGGTCCCGTATTACCCAGCGCCAGCACAGCAGCTACGCCGGTCAACCTTGCTGGTCCCAAGCTAGACTTTTTCTCGGTCACAGCCAACACCAGTGTGGCCGGTGAGCAGGGCGTGAACGAGTATGTGGCAAATGTGATCGCTGCTGTCCAGCAGACATCAACAGTGGCCATGTATCAAGTTGATGCCGCGCAGATCAGCTTTGGCATTTACCCCACAGGTGCATTCGCTAATGCAACAGTGTTTCTCAGCGCAGCAAACATCACTGCCACTGGTTTCCAACTCAACAGCGCGGCTGGTACTGGCTTTAAACTAGCAACATCATAATCATTCTATCTGGATGACACCCCGGATATCTTCCGGGGTTTTTTTTGGCCGTTAAATACACATCCTATGACTATCAGGATCAAATGTACCACCACCTTTGATATCACAGCCACCAACGAACGCCGGCAAGGTCGCAGCAGCGATCCTGGCATCAACCGTCGAAGAAATCAACAGCGCAACTGGGAAACCATCAATCAACTGATATCATTGCGCACACTACCAGAAAACATCACTGACCCTGTGCATGACCCGATGCTTGGTGTTTGGTCATTCAGTTTCGATGTGCCAGATCCGTCTGCGATCACCGACCTACAAGCCTTGGACATGTTGGAACACGATTGCCAGGGTGTGCCCATGATACTGGGCCTCAACGAATACAACGATCACAGCCCGATTTTGGTAGTAGATGGCGACGGCACTAACCTTTGGTTCGAGTTCGATGCTGGTAAATAAAAGATGATGGGAGCTAGTATGTCGGATACCAGAGAAATAGAAAAGAAAAGCCTCGAAGCACACGTGGAACTGTGCGCTGAACGCTATCGATATTTAGAAAACAAGCTGTCTGCTCTAGATGACAAAATATCCTCTGTTGGCTCAGTGATACGAGAAGTACACGACAAAATAGATCAAATGTCCAACAGGCGCAACGATCAGATCATGACATGGGCTGGAGCAGTCATAGTGAGTCTAGTTGGTATCATTGGATATCTGTTGGCTGTATTTGTTATTCAATGAATTCACATGTGATCGAAAAATTACAAAAAATCATCGAAGGCGGCGATTGGCGTCAGTTCTTGATCGATGTGCAGGATGACACAGTTGATGTGTTTGGACGATATGCCATCCGTAGAAACATGGAACGTTTTATGGTGCAAAAAAACGCCGCAGATGTACACGATTTTTCAACTCTGCGTGTTGCATTGAGTTGGTGTGTGGCGGACCACATCGGTAATCACGGCCTTGGCAGAGACATAGCATACCTAGACAGTGATATCATACGCTACGAGTCACAGATCCAAGGATATCAACAAAGGTTGGCTAAAAAAATCGATGCTTGGACACACAATTTGCTACACAATCGTCTCAGCGAAGCCAGACATCAGCTGCTGGTGCGGAAAAATCGTTTAGAAAAATGTTGCAATCTGGCTAAATATTTCCAACTACGAGGATTCTCAGATGAAATTGCAAGAACTCAATCGATCAAATCCAACCGATCAGATCAACCGGGTAATCGAATCAAGACTTGGGGGCGCAGCAATGCTCGCAAATCTAACACGAACACAGACTGTGCATATGTTGACTCGCGTGCGAGGACTGCTAAAAGAAGCAAGAAGTAAGCGCAGTTTTCATACCAGCGAAAAAAATGCAGGTTACCTAAAGGCCGTGATGTTGGAGCAAGCTCTGACATCACAGCTTGAAGAATTAGATGACAGTGCCATGGTAGTGGATGTAAATGATCCCAAGACCAAGGCCACCATGCAAAAAGCTGAACGTGGTCAGACACTCACACCCGATGAACAGAAAACCATGAATGCCATAGCTCTCACCAAAACAGAAGGCCGAAAATCCAAGCCCATGGTTCGTGAACAAAGCGAACTGCAACAGGCACAGGTGGTGTTGGCCAGCCAAGACATGATTGATAGACTGCAAGGCATGCTGGAAGACATCAGCGAAATGCAGTTCAAAGATTTGCCGGCCCTGGTTGACAGCATCCGTCAAGACATGGGTGTGGATCAGGCCACTCAGTTCCAGACCGCAGCCAGCCAGGCTCTCACCACGCTGTTGCAGGCTGTGCAGTCTGGCAAGACCGAAATGGAAGCAGCACAAGGCGTGCTCACTGGTCAGCCCGTGCAGGTTCCAGGAGAGCAATCACAGCCGGGTGCCACCGATGACATGGGCACTGAGCCAGCCGGCGACGAAGACGATCTCGATCTCAGTCTTGATGCCAACATCGACGACGAAGAACTTACCCCAGCCGGTGAGCTAGGACGTGAGCGACGCTGATGCGTCTCTTAGAGTTGTCGGACACTGATCCGCAAAATCTAAAATTGTTGGCACTGAGTCGATTTCTGGTAGGCAGGATCAAAGACACTGATGCCAAGAAAGACTTCAGCCTTTCTGCATTTGTGGATCTAGCACAAAACATGGGTATCAGTGTCACTGCAGATTCTCTCAAAACTTTGATCCGAACAGCACCATTGAATTCAGTGATCGCCGACATCAAAGGCGGGCGCAATGATGGACGAGTGATTTTCAAAGGATCTACTTCTCAGAACAACGATACCATGAGTGTGGATCAGGCCCGAAACACAGTAGACAAGATGGCCAAGCGCGCATTGCCCTAAGGAGCGCAATGGGAATCACAGTGCGTGGGCAGGTGCACAGAGTCGACACCACTGAGATCACTGTGCAACGCTCTCTTCAACAGACTTCTTATCAGATCACTCGCACAGACATAGGTCTTGGCGAAGTCTGGGCCAACACGCAATTCTGTTGGACCAGTATTCCCAAGAATGCCAACATGGTGTACAGGAAAATACTCAAAGATTTGGATGTACCGATCACACGATATCGTGACGATCTTGGTCTTGATCACAGTATTTTTGTGATCCGTGATCCCAGGACACGCTTATTGAGCGGCCTGGGCGAATATCGAAAGCGGCGCCACTCCGCAAAGTGGCATAGTAATCCAGATATTTCAGTCAAACATTTGTTGGAAGATTTGATCAATGATCCCACGTGCTTTGACGAACACTTAGAACCACAAGTGGCTTTTATAGCAGGCAAAAGCTACACTGAAATTTTGATGTTTGAAAATCTCTACCAAGAGACCCTGGCTCATCCCTTTTTTGCTGGACATCAACAGATTGTAGATCGATATATGAACGCTGCTCGGTTAAATAACAGCAAACATCACCAGCAAGATCTGCAACAGTTGATCCAAGAGCATCAGGTTTTAGTTGACAAAGCCATAGAATTGTATTACAGTGTAGACTATGAAATATGGTCTGATCCGACATCTTGGATCAACAAACTGATATAGACTCGCTGTGTGGTGGAGAGTATTGGAAATTAAAGGTAAAAGAAGTTGGAGTTGCCAATATTATAGAAGATCTAATGTTAGCAATGAAGCATTGTGGAACAATAAAGGAGACATGACATGGCCTATTCAGAAAAAGTATTAGATCACTACGAAAACCCTCGTAATGTGGGTGCATTTGACAAAGCAGATGACAATATAGGCACCGGCATGGTAGGAGCACCGGCATGCGGGGATGTGATGAAACTACAGATCAAAGTTGATTCTGCCACAGGCATCATCACTGATGCACGCTTCAAAACCTACGGGTGTGGTAGTGCCATCGCCAGCAGCAGCCTCGTAACTGAAATGGTCAAAGGCATGACCCTGGATCAAGCCGGTACAATTCGAAATACTCAATTGGCAGAAGAACTGGCGCTACCGCCAGTGAAAATACACTGTAGCATCCTGGCCGAAGATGCCATCAAAGCGGCCATAGAAGACTATCGTAAGAAACATGCAGACACAGTTTGACGTCACAGATGTGGCAGCAGAAAAAATACGCACACAGATAGAGCGGCGTGGTCGCGGCCTAGGAATCCGGATAGGTGTTCGTACCACCGGCTGTTCGGGACTCGCCTATACCCTAGAATTCGTTGACGAAGAGCAGGGACGCGAAGTGTGCATGGAACATCATGACATCAATGGTATAAGAATCTACATGGATCCTAAACATAGACCATATCTCTCGGGAATGACCATTGACTATCAAAAAAAGGGACTCAACGAAGGGTTTGAATTCGTCAATCCCAACGAGTCAGGGCGTTGTGGTTGTGGAGAGAGCTTTACAGTTTGATTACCCAACGTTACCAATATGCCGCCCTCACTCGCGAGAATGCCAACGGGCAAAGACTGTATGCGACGCCGGATGGACAAAAGTTGCCTAGCGTCACTACCATA